ACCACGCCGACTCCCTCCAACCAAACTTGTATTTCTACAAGTCCCGTCCTAATATAAATATATCTTTTACAGCTCGTAAAGTAAAACTTTAGTTGCCGAATATTTTAAGATGTTTGTTTGTTCATGTTAACATAACCAATAACGCAACATGCCGCATCGGCCATGTCATAATTTTCTTTTTTAAGATTACCCGTTTTACCGTATAACCAATTGATATCAGGACATACATTATTAACGTGTTCCCAAATGACGTGTTTCTTATCAATATCTCTTGGGTATCCACCAAATAAAACGTTACGTCCTTTATCATTTGGACCAACCAAATCAGGGAAAGCAAATTTTCTTGAGTTATACGTGGAAATAAATGTTGGTAATACTCCTAGCACATCATAACAGTTCTTAAGTATCAATGTGTTATAACGTAATAATGTTCCTATAGTATAAATGTTATTTGACTGCAACAATGGTTCTTCAATAATAACACGAAGAATTCCCATGTCTTTATAACTTTCCAAATGTTTTTTAAATGCGTCGGCCTTTTTAATTAACTCCTCAATCTTATCTTCTGGTTGTGGTTTAATTTTTGGTGAAAAATGTGTTAGTTCTAATAATTTAGAACCCGTCATATCAAATAAAGCAAAGCCGATCGTCTTCGTGCTGATGTCAAGACCGAGAATCTTTGGTTTGTTTTTGAAATTAATATCTATACTCATAGAGTAAAAATTAACTCAAATTAACTGAATAGTAAAGCTTTAGAAATCTAATTTTATCGCAAAAACTTGCGTTCCTGTTCTTGAAATTGGAATTGATGTTTTTGCAATTACCAATGGTTCTTTTAATGAATCTAATAATGCAACTTCGGTTATAACTGGACTACAAGAAACACAACTTGGATTTTGTGATGTTAAGAATTGCGTAGATGGTAAGTTTATTAACATATTCATTTCTTCAATATCGGTTGCTCTTACTAATTTTATACTTCCTGGAAATGGTTGTTCATCACCAAATTGTGGTTGTGTTGTTGATCCTGTTGTGTTCCACAAATAATCAGTTGTTACACCTGACATATGGTCTTCTAAATCAAAAGACGTTCCTCCCGTATAGTTTGCCTTTGTTATTGTGAAAGTATAATTAGTTAAAGATGAATGGTTTATATACCCACTAGTATATCCTGAAATCTGTGATGTTATATCAATTTTAATCCATCCATTTGTTGTTGGTGTAGATCCTGTTTGTACTAATGCATAAAATTTATCAGCAACAAATACATCTTTAATGTCGTTTAATGTAGTTCCACTTGTTGTTCCACTTATATATGGAAATGCTCCTGTATTAAATTTAAATGTCAATTGTGATGGTGTTTCATTACCTGATATTTTATTAAAGTAATTACATGGTAATGAGTTTAAAGTATTACCACTAGTATTACCAAACATATATGTTAACCAAACTGTATCTCCTGTTGTTGGTAGTAAGGAATTAATTGCTGTTCCGTCACTTGGTGATGATCCCAATTTAGGTGATGGTAATGTATATCGTCTATTAGATCTATAATCTAACATTGCAACCAACTCTTGATCATCGAATACAACTATTTTGTTATTAATAAAAACTTTACCTACTTTATTAGTTCGTTCATCTATCAAATATCTAAATTCAATTTGATGTTTTTCATTTACCGTAGACTTAATAAAGTAACGAGTATTATCCATTGTAAATAACGCACCTAATGTTGTTCCTGTATTTCTATGATAATTAATAAATGGTATATAAATTTCAAAATAATCACTATCAGTTTTATTATAGTTTCTATCGTCTGTATCTAAATCACCAAATAATGATGTTAATTCACCGTCATCATAACTTATATAATCATCATATTTAAAAAATCTTTCAGGGTCATTTGTTACGTCTCCAAGATCAGAATAATGTACAATTGCAATACACCTTTGTTGAGTTGAGTCAACTTCAACTAACTCATCAAATGAGTTTTTAAATGTTGTTCCCGTAATTGTTGTTCCTGTAAAATTTGTAAATGTTTGTCCTGATTTTGTATAACCTAATAATTGTTTTGTTGAGACGTATTGATTACTATTATACCCACTTAAGCTTTCATCATCACTGGCTCCTCCGATTGGCTTGTCCGTCCATACAGTATTCAAAGTCCAAGAATTTAATTGACCTTTATAATCAATTGGGTTAAATATGTCAGTTGTTGGTGATTCGTTAAAGTATTGATTTAATACAACTTGTGTATTACCTGTTAATCCTGTTAAATTAGGTACATTACGATCTAATGTTAAAGTATTACCTGTTTTTGATATTACCTTATAGATCATACTATTTGTTTGACCTGTAATTGTTGTTCCTGAAAAACCATCAAATACTATTGTTATAAAATCATTTGGTTTAAAATCAGTTCCTGTGGTAACAACAAGACTAGTTGTACCACTTAATTTACTATAAGTTAATGATTGTGAAGTTGTTTTTACTGTTGGTGTATTTGAATATATTGAAACAAGTCCACCACTACCCATTTCATTTCTTAATGTGGTTGTTAAATTTCTACTAATTGGTGTTCCGTATGTTGTTGATTTATCACTATCTAAAGAATATGGGTATTTTACACCTGATTCATAATCAAATGGTGCAAACACTTTTTGTTGTCCTGTGGTTCCACTTACAGTACTTGTTGTACCAGATAATGTATTAAATGGTGAAGTGTAGTCAAATTCAGAATCTCCAATTTGAAAAAATTCAATATTGAAAGTACCCTTAGCAATAGCCTTTCTGCCTTCGTTTGTTATTCTTGCTGTTAAATATTCTGCGTGATTACTACTTAAAAAACTCATATGTTATAAATATCTTTCTTTTATTTTTTTATTATTAAGTTGCTGTCGGTGTAGGTGTATCGGTCGGTACTGGCGTATTCGTATTTGTGGGAGTCGCAGTTGGTACTGGTGTTGGTGTTGTAGTTGGTGTGGGAGTTGGTGTGGTTGGCATTTGTATCCTTATTGGTTTAATACAATCATAATCAACCTCAATTTCAGGACATATTACACATCCTCCGTCATTAAGATTTGAGGGAACCGCCTTTATATAATACGTACCATCAGGTACTATCACATATTTTGGAAAATCTCTTTTAGGTATATTACTATATCCCGACATTAACGTATAATTTGTCAACGTATTACCCGTAATAGTACAACCTGAAACATTACCTAACGTATCTCCAGTACAATTATATAAATCAACATTCAATATTGACGCACCTACGGTATCTAAACTTAATAATATGGTATATGGCATATCTCTATAAATAGTATTATATGGAATTTAAATAAAAAACCCCTTATAATAAAGGGGTTTTAATATTGTTATATTTTTAATTATTTTATGAACACGGAGTACAGTCATCGTTTATAGTACAAGACGTTCCACAATCCACTACTGTCAATAATCCAATGTCGTCGGATTCTATATCCGTACCCGATTGTACACATACTGTTTTATTTGCACCAGACGCAACCGACGTTGAAGTTAAATTACCATCTGAACATCTAACATATTGGAATATTATACTTCTATCTCCAGACTCATTATAAACTGTAAAACATCCACAAGGTAATGCAGTTGGAGTTGGTGTTGGGGTTGGAGTTGCCGCTATCACAAGCCAAGTTTTACCGGTAATACATGTTCCAGAACTATTAATTGTACCACCTGTAATTGTATCAGTTGTATCATTATAGCTCCAACCACTTGTTAATTGTGTTGTTGATATTGAACCAGTTGTCATGTTTACATCATTTAGTGAACCTCCATCGGTGGTACCTGAAACTGTAAAAGGACCTGCAGCTGTTGATACCGATCCCGAATTTAATGTTAATGTTATTGTCATATTATTTGTTTCTTTTTATAAATATCTGTTTATTCTGTTTTATTTTATTCAGGATCAAGAGGGTCCCCTTCATTTATTGGGGTTGGTTCTGATGTTGCCGGTAATGGTTCTGGTGTAGGGGTCGGTGTGCTGTATATTATACTCATTACATATTGTATACTCTCACATACTGACCCACATCCACATGGAACGATTAAAGATGCTGAGGTATCACCTTGATTAAATGGTATCGATAAAGGTGAATTATCGGTTAAATAAACAACAACATATCCATTCATACTTCTTGGACTTGTAAAATTAACCGTATATGTTATGTCAAACTCATAATCATTTGGTCCGAAACCGGATCCACATGGTACGAAATTACTATCTGTTGACCCAAAATCTAAAACTCCGTCCGGTAATGGAGTTGGTGTTGGTGTATATGTTGCCGGTAACGGTGTAGGTGTTGGTGTATCGGTTGGTGGTAATGGTGTTGGTGTTGGTGTATATGTTGCAGGTAATGGTGAAGGAGTTGGTGTCGGTGTAGGTGTATCAGTTGCAGGTAATGGTGATGGTGTTGGTGTGTTAGTTGCAGGTAATGGTGATGGTGTTGCAGTTGCAGGTTGCGTACAGAAACTAGAACAATTTAAAGTTCCTAATTCACTCATAATATTTGTATTTAACGCAATTTGTGATGATACTGATTGAATTACTTTTAAAATATAACCTGATGTAGGGTCTAATCTAAAACGAGGTATTGGTGCTATACTTAAATCTACATCATTACGAATAAATAATTCTTCAGTATATAAACAAGTTCCGTCTTCTTGACACTCATATCTTTCCGCTAAAAAGTAAAAATACGGATCCACCGTTGGTGTAGGTGTTGGTGTATCTGTAGGTTCAGGAGTTGGTGTTGGTGTATCAGTTGCCGGTAATGGTGTAGGAGTTGGTGTATTTGTTGCTGGCACCGGTGAAGGAGTCGGTGTATCAGTTGGTGTATTGGTCGATGTTGGTGTAGGAGTTGGTGTACTATGTATAATGTCTACCTCTATTTCAAAACTACAATCCGGTGTTGGTGTAGGTGTTGCAGTGTTAGTAGGTGTTGGAGTTGGAGTATTTGTTGCTAATTCAGGTGTATTTGTATTTGTTGGTGTAGGAGTTGGTGTACTCGTTGCAGATTCCGGAGTATTTGTATTAGTAGGAGTTGGCGTTGGTGTACTATGTACAATGTCCACCTCTATTTCAAAACTACAATCCGGTGTTGGTGTAGGGGTTGGTGTGTCAGTTGGTGTATTTGTATTAGTAGGAGTTGGCGTTGGTGTACTATATACAACATCAACATCAACTAAGAAATTACAATCCGGTGTTGGTGTAGGTGTTGGTGTGTCAGTTGGTGTATTGGTCGATGTTGGTGTTGGGGTTGGTGTACTATATACGACATCGACGTCAACAGAGAAATTACAATCCGGTGTTGGTGTAGGTGTTGCGGTAGGTGTAGGTGTAGGTGTAGGTGTTCCGTAAAATATTTCTATATCAACTGAGAAGTTACAATCTGGCGTAGGGGATGGGGTCGGTGTAGGTGACGGTGTAGGAGTTGGTGTGCTATATACTACATCTACATTAACTGAGAAGTTACAATCCGGTATAGGTGTTACAGTTGGTGTTGCACTAGGTGTTGCACTAGGTGTAGTTGTTGGTGTTGCAGTTGCAGGTAATGGTGTTGGTGTTGGTGAAGGAGTTGTGGTTGGTGAAGGAGTTGTGGTAGGTGTTGCAGTTGGTATAGGTGTGTTTGTTGGAGTTGGAGTTGGTCCGTACACATATGTTGCAGAACCTCCACTAAATCTACAATCCAATACATCATTATTTCCAATTGCTGTTATGCCAAAATTCAAATATTCATCAACAGTACAATCATGTGGACCATATTTGTAAGATGTCATTTTAATTCTTTCAATACCGTCACCATCAATATAAAATTGAACCGATATTAATGGTTGTTTTGTTGTTCCAGTAATTGTTGATTTATTTAAAAATGTTCCGTACTCCGTATTTTTACCTTTACTATCAATTGTTGCACCTGAATATGTATTAATATAAGCTGTAGTACCCGTTATAGCCCTTCTCCATAATGACATTATCTCCGTATAATCTGGATCTAATGTATTATTAACTGTTTGACCTGTAGATAAAGTATCAGACGTAAAGGTATATAATCTTGCACTATTCCCTACTGAAGTTGTATCACCTGAAACTAAAACGTAAGTTGATAAATTGCCTGAAGAACCTGAATATATTATTCCATCGATTTCAAAGGTTGGGAAAAATTTAATATATCCATCATGTTCATTTTCACCGTTTTCATCAACTTCAGTTGTAAAACCAAGTTGTTCGTCCATCCATAAAATTTCATCTTCAAAATAATTTGTACTACTACCTGTTATTTCAGGATAAACAAAATCAAATATTTCAACAGGTTGACATCCATATCTATACTGATATTTTGATCTACCAAAAATATTATTTGAAATTAAATTACCACCCGTCCATAAAGTTGTTGCAGGAATAATTTGATCAATAACACTTGTCCAATAAGGACTCATTTTTTGAATAAACAAATTAACATCAGGAAAACTATATGGTGTGAAATCTGTATGTGATATGTAATCTTGGTAGATGTCTTCTAATGTAATATAATTCTTTTTATATCTTATTAAATTAGAATTTTTAATTTGTTGGTGTATCATTAAATCGACGTACTCAGCAAATGTCACTCCTGTTTGTGGTGTTAAACTATTTGTACCAAATGTCGTACCTGTTGAACCAAAGTCTCTTGATTTACGATATATGTCATAATCAACCGCTTGTGCTGATGATAAATAAACTTCAATATTTTTTCTATTTAATAATAAACCAGAATTATCATTAAGATTTTCTGTTTGATTGTTATCAATAATATTTTTTAATTTATATCCTGAGTCTAATCCTGGTAATTTTCTATAAACGTCAAAATAATCTTCACCATAGGTATATGCACTATTTTTAGTTACGATATTTTTAGTTCTTCCTGTTACCGTTGAATTATCGATATCAATCACTAATGGTGATTTATGATCCGCAGTATTATCATACCAACCAGATCCTTTTTGGAAAAAATATTCTGTTGATCCTGTAATTCCTTTAGGAAATAATGTATCTCTATTTACAGGATAGTTATTTGAATTAAGTATTGTTGTCCCTGTGGTTATTCCTGTATAATATGTGTAAGATGAATATGTTACCCCATTAATAGTTCCACCTGTCGGTAGGAATATTGCCGTCTTAAAAGTTTTTGTTCCTGAAATTACGTCATATATATCACTATTTAAATCAAATGATTTAGGTAAAGATATTACCTTGTAAACATATTGATTAATTTTAATCATTGGTTCAGGAGCACCTAAAAATCTTAAAAAGAATTCTAAAGATTGTCTTGTACCTTTTGATTTGTAAATGTGAGCCAAATTAACTAATAACCTTCTATAAAATTCATATTCGGCGTCTATTAAAGACGTTCCCGATACTAATCCAGAATATTGTTGTGATGTCTTAGTGTATAATAATTCATCTAAACCTTTCTCATCAATTAAGTTAACTGTGTTTAATCCTAAAGTATTTGATAAATTTTTTAATAATACATCCGGTACATTATTAACACCATCATAACTTACATTTCTCATGTGAGCAATGTTATCGATATATTTTTTTACACTATCAAAACTTTGACCATATAATTGAAAAACAGATTCAGCTTTTTTATCAGGACTATCAAATTCAAATAATTGTGGTGATGTTAAAAATCTAACAAATAAATTAGATTTGTAGTCATCAATTTCATTTGCAATATCACTTAAGTTTCTTAAATAATCATCATATTCCAAACCTGTAACTTTTACATTCCAATCTTCTTTGTCAGATAAAGGCCAACTATATGTTAAATTTATTAATTCTGTTTTTGTTTGGTCAAAACTATCTCTTGGAACTTTGAAACTTGAGGTGTACTTTGGAAAACTATCTCTATTTAATAAACTTTCCTCCAAATCATCTAAACTAATAAAAAATTCTTCGGTCGTTTTATCATTTGGTCTTATTAATATATTTGAGGAGTATGTATTACCTGTAAATGGTTTACCACTTACTTTCAATGATATAAGATTATCACTATTAGGTTCAATATAAGAAATAACATTATATGTTTTACCACTTATTGAAATTACATAATTTTTAAATGATGTGTAAAAATCTCTGGTTTTATTAGTTGATGTTGTTATTGTGTTACTTTTTGGTGTAACCATTATAACTAAAAATGGATTATATAATTTACTATATTCAACATCAAATTTTGTTGTATCACTTACTTTATCATAATTTATATTATTTGCTGTAAATGTGGTTGATTTAATTAACGCATTAGAATCTATTAATATTGCCGCTGGAAAATTATTAATAATTTTTGTTGTCGCAACACCTAATCTACTTTTTAATGATCCAAATAAAGATTTACTTGTATCATTTTTTGAACCTTTAAATTTAATATTCTTATCTCTACTTGTTGTAGTTGTTGATGTTGATGATGATGTTGGGTCTTGTTTTTTTAAATCATCTAAAGTTAAAAAATTCGAAAATGGATTTGTTTTAAATGTTTTAACGTCTCTTTGTATTACCTCACTATCTAACGCAAAGTTCGTATTAGTCAATTGACCGGTACCCGTGGTAATTTGATTACCAACTAGATTGTCACTGAATGTATCAGCACCACTCGCAGCTTGACTTGGAACTTTATATTTTGCCATTAGATATTTGTAATTGTATCAAAGTTTAAAGTTTCATCTATATCATTACGGTTTTCTCTAACCTCGTAAAGAGTTTCATTAAAGTCGTCCTTGATTTCAAATAAGTTATATTGTCTGTATATGTTATTATCTTTATCGTAAATTGTGTAAATACCCGGAGTAACCGCCTTAGTTTGATTACCGTAAAGAGCATTCGCAAGTGTTGAAGCGTCATGTTCAACCATATCAATTTCGATAGTTGTTGGGTTAAGGTATGTATTAGATAAAATAATACTTTGACCTGGACTACCAATAAATGGAACAGTATTAGGTTTATTTGAAGGTGCCGATGATGGTGTAATTGTTAAAAACATAAAGTTTGACGCACTTTCACTATATTGATATCTTACTGACTTTTGTGTTGTACTATTTAAATTAGCAACAACAGGAGTACAATAAAAAGATGAAGTAACTATTTTATACAGATTTGGTAATTTCTGTTTGTTATTTGGGTTAATATATTCAACTCTATAACCAACTAAACCTTGAGGTGTAAATTTATTTCTGTCTTCAGACGTCACATTTGATAAATCTAAAATTAATCCTCTTACCGATGGTAATGAAGCTAAAATACCACAATCCATAATTGTGGTTCTAATTTGTTTTGGTCTAATGTGAAGTGTGTATATTCCTAAATCTGGAAAATCCGTCGCACTTAATTTAAGATTATATAAACCTCCTAAAATTTCCACACCACTTTCTCCACCCGTATTTCCATTGTGTAAAATAGGTGTTAGTATCTGATTTGGGGTTAATTTCTTTAATATTGTTGTCGTTGTTGAGATCCGATTGGGTGCATAATGATAAAGTATTTCTACATCATCAGGTGATACATCCGCCGGTCTAACTATTCCATATGATCCTACTGCCATTTTCTTTTATTATAAATATAATTTTTATTGTTTTCTTACCTTAAAATATCCATTTCCATAAACTTCTAACTCACTCATATTATCAATTTCCCCCAATCTTAGGTTTGGTTCCATTACCCCTTGTCGTCCTCTTTCCACAAAAATGTCAGAATATACGCTTGGGTCATCAATAAAACCTAAAAAATGTTCGTTCCTTGTAATAACATTATTAATAACCTCTTCTTTGGTAAAATTAGACGTTGCACCTGTAATCATAGTATATCCGTCAGCGAAGTCCATATACCATAAACTACCTGTTGGAATTCCACTTACGACCAAACTACCACTAATTATACTACCCGTTTCTAATGTGTATCCTGTGTATGCTGATCCCGAAAATAATCCAGTAACATACATTGAACTAGTTACGGTTGTTTGTCCGTATTTTTTTAATTCACCAATTTTACTACCACCTATCGCCATGTATTTTAAAATGGCCGAACCTGTATTATTAGTGTAGTCTAAATCGTTCAAATAATTTTGGTAGTTGCTTCCCGTGTAATAAATGTTACCTGGTAAAGTAAATCCTGTACATGTTCCTAATACATTACTAATTGTTACCCCTGTGGATATTTTTATATTTTTTGTAATATTTTCCTTGCTCCAAGGTGAATCTAATGATAATGTTAATGTATAACTACCAGTACTATTTCCCGTAACCGTTGGGTATGTATGTGATGCTGTTGGAAAGTTAGAATATAAGACACCTCTATTTACATCTAAAGAACCCGATGTTCCATCTCCCCATTTAATACTATAAGTTTGGTCAACAATTTTTCTTAACTTATTTGGATTTACTGTATTATAAACTGTTACAACTGAACCTGATTGTTTATAAGTAAAATTTATTAATTGTTCAACCTGTTCAATATTACCATCAAAGGATGACATTACACCCATTTCATCCGCACTAGCTTCTAAAAATATCGGTAAATTATAACTTTGATTTAAACTACCGGTTAATCCACTCCAAGAAGTTCCATTCCAAATATATGAACCAGTTGGTAAACTACCTGTTACATTATTGACAACGTAACCACTGTATGGTGTGTATCCTGTTGGTAAATAACCTGTATTCTCTGACCATGGTACGATATTGTTTTGATTATCAAACCAATATGAACCCGTTACCGAATGTAAATGTACATCGGGAATACCTCTTTTTAATATTTTATATTCGTTTTTTTTCATTTATTAAATTGTTTTAACACGAACAACCCGTACTATCAAGTTCAAAACCTCCAATATCATCAAATGGAAGAAGAATTGATCTATATTTATCCGCCTGAGTTACTCTCCAACAATAATCTGTTATACCAACGTACAAATAAGCAGTATTCGGATCTTTGGTTTTAACTTTAATTGAATCTCCTACATTTATGGTTGGTAATGTATCAGAAAAAAAGGATAAAGAATATTGATTTGTGTCACATCTTTCAGTTACAATACGATATTTTTTGGGTGTTTGAGCACATAACCCACAAGTAGTATAACCTGAATTAGAAAATGTTATGAAATTCGTAGGACCAGTATCGGTAATTGAATAATAAACTTCATCCTTGCGACTAGGATCTACTTCAAATAATTTTTGAGTATACAATGGTCCTAAATTTGCCGTGATAGTAACGCAAACCGCATCCGCAATTGCTGTTGATGGAGTATTCCCACTAAATAATTGTGCACCATAAACATTACCAATTGGTAAATCATATTCTAAGATTCCGGCTCTTACCGTAATATTTCGATTTGTGTTACATATTCTTGCCGAATATGCGTACACTGTGTAATCAACTTCAATTGGAGTGCAACTAAGACAAGCGGTGTCTCCCATTCCTACTGGTATAGAATCGTCCAAGTCAATTGTCCATCCACCTTGTAAGAGGGTTGGTGACACTTTAATTACTGAATAACATCCATTTCCAATATTGTAAACATATCCACTTGGAACTTCAGTTGAGCTACGTGCAATTGCAAATCCACTATAACTTTCACCAAAACCACATGGTTCAGGTGGATTAGAACTAATATAACTTGTGGTTGCTAGATTTGATATAAAATCACCGTCATAATCGACTCCACCCCATATTAGTTCACTAAGTTGACTATTTGTGGCACATCCTGGTATTATAATCATTTCTCCAAATGGATTGTCGGTATATGCTGTATATGAATATCTCATATCTAAACAACTACCAACCGCATAATAAAATTTAGTTGGGTCTATCTCTGTATTAGGTGTATTTGTTGGTGTTGATGTTGGTGTTGATGTTGGTGTTGGAGTTGGTGTATTGGTAGGTCCAGGTGTTGGTGTTGGTGTTGGTGTTGATGGCATTAACGCACCTCCCTTTTCATAAAAATTTATTGATGAGTTATAATCTTTATTACTAATCCCAACTCTATTACCTCTAGTTCCTCCACTATATTTGTATATCATGTATGTTCTTTCATAGATATTAAAATCTACTTGATAGTACATGTCATTTTCTTCAGTAAAAGAATGGTTCTTATTAAAACCATAGTTTGTAAAATCAATGACTTCTCCTGTTTTAGCATCATAAAACTTTGCCGTCATGAAAAACGTGTTCATTCCGTGGAAATATGGAGTTTTTTCGTCAGGACTATCAATTAAATTTTTTTGAATAATATAACTAATATTAGGGTAATTAAAAGTTTGTCCGGTCCAACCTGCAATTGTTAAACCAGTTGTTGGTATGTTTAATTGTACTGTATTATTATTTACGTCATTAAAGAATATTGTTTGTTCTGATGATGATGAATTTAAAAAACTATATCTATCCAATGTTTTTGTACCACTTAAATCCGTATCATCTAATGCGGTTTCATCATCAAACCAAAACAGATACATATTTTCTTTATTTCTATAATTTGATCCTGTAAAAATTGGAACGTGTAAATAATAACTACTGTTAATACCTTCATAAAAAAACTTCTCTCCTAAGGGTAATGATAAATTTCTACTATTAACTAATCTTCTATTTTTTCTGGTTGGTGGTTCATAACCAATTACATTTCCATTACTATCTAATTTATGTGGTGTTTTATAAAACTCTAATTTAAAAAAGCTTTCGGTCGCTTGTTTACTCATTAATTCATTTTCTTGTGTTGTAATTCCAGCAGGTTGGTAATCTAAAACGTATCTGTCTATTGTTCCTCCACTTATAAAATAAAATTGAAACCAAATGTCACTTTGTTTATATGGACTTGGCATTAAATTGCTTTGATATGGTTTATGTATATATCTAACCGTTTCATAATTTATTGATGGATTAATAATATCATTTAAAATTTCATTTTCAAATTCAATTAGATTTTCTTGCCAACCTAAATCAGTTTTAAAATTTTGTTCGGTATTTACAATAATATTTAGATTATTATCGTTTTTTAGTATTTCCATTAACAATTAGTTTTATTTTTATAATTATTAAACCCACTAAATAAATCATTTTTATTTGTATACGCGATTTCATTTCTTAAATAAAAATTAATATCATTTACAACATAATGTGTATTATTTATAAAAGGAAAATTTGTTCCATTTCCTTCTTGATCAATAAATCCATGATCATATAAATCTCTCCATTTCCAAAGATATTCTTTATCATCAAAAATTACATTTTCTGGTAAATTAATAATTTCTTTTGTTTTTGAAGATTCTATGTATGGGGATAATTGTCTTAATTTTATTCTATGATGTGGTTGATAGTAATATCCCACCGTATTATTTATGGAAGCTCCAGAATATTTTGGTCTTGTATTATTAGAGTTATCTTGATTATGATCAAATATTGTCACACCACTAATACTTTTAACATGTGAAAATCTATGATAAGATTCACTTATAATTCTTTCTTTTATTTCTTTTATGTTATACTCAACAAACGCACCTGTTAATCCAGATGTTCCCAATTGTAAAAACGTTCCACCTGTGAATGTTACTCCTGTATAGTTATAATTAACACCTAAATCAGTATATTTGTTTCCTTTAAATGTTGTTCCTGTTGACATACTAAACTCATATGGATATGTTGTTTTTGTTGTTCCACTAAAACTTTGATCGATCCATGTATCATGAAAATTAAATTTAAAACCAACTTTAGGTGGATAATCAAAAAGTCCGTTACCATTTTTAAAAATAAAACTTACATAAACTTCAGTTGGTGTGTATCCTAAATTATTTTTTATATCTGTTAGTTTAAATGTTTTTTTAAAATCAAACAGTACAGATTCTTGTCTATTTCTTTCAACTATCATATCATTTTCACCTAACGGATTTTCAAATATAATTTTTCTCTCATCTTCAAATAAAAGATTTTCAAAACCAACTTTATCTAAAATATAATCATCTTTAGTTGTTAGTGTTTTATGTTTATGTACATAATATGTTGATGTTGATCCTGTTATATTTTTATCATCTAAACATCTTCTACCCAATACAACGGAACTTAATGTTGTGCCGGATGAAAATTCATTTTTTAATATGTTTATTACGTAATTTTCTGAATTATAAGTTTGATTACCAACACTATCAATGTAGTAAATTCTATATTTTTCAGTATCCGAAGTAATTGGTATTGTATAAAATGTTTTACCTGTGCTTACTCCTGAATATGAGGTATAAGTTCCACCGGATAATATGATGTATTCACCTTGTGACAAACCATGTTCCACAGGTGATGTTAATGTATAATAATTTCCATTACTTTCAACTCTAAATGGTATTCCATCTCCTGCAGTAAATGAAAATACTGTATTACCAGATAATGTATATTTCATCGGGTAATTTTTATCTTGACCGTAAACGTACGTCATATATAAATTCCAATTCTTATATGGTGCATCTAATGTACTTGTAATTGTATGACCGGTATTTCTTTCA